CGTGCAGACCGACCTATTCAATGTGCTGTATCAGGCACCGACCAAGATCCCGCAAACCAACCAGGGCATCCACATCCTGGTCACGACGGTGGAGAACAGCCTCGCGCAAGGCGTGACGAACGGGTTGATCGCGCCGGGTCAGTGGAACGCGCCAGGATTCGGGCAGATCAGCTACGGCCAGATGTTGCCGAAAGGCTTCTACGTTTGGGCGCCGCTTTTGGAATCGCAGCCACAGAGCATCCGCGAGCAGCGCATCGCGCCGACGATCCAGGCAGCGATCAAGCTCGCGGGCGCGGTGCATAAGGCGAACGTCATCATCAACGTGAACCGCTAGCAGGAGGTAATCCGCTGTGGCTACTTACTCGTTTTTGGACGTGGCTGCGACCATCGTCGGTCCTGGCGGCTCCTTCAGTCTTGGCTATGGCAGTGGCAATGCCGAGGAAGGCATCACGGTGGAAATGGTGGAGGACAAGAACACCATGACCATCGGCGCCGATGGCTCGGTCATGCACAGCCTACACGCCGGCAACGGCGGCACGGTTACCGTGCGGTTCCTGAAGACCGCGCCAACCAACGCGCAGCTCTCGGCGATGTATGACTTCCAGCGCGTGTCTTCGGCACTCTGGGGCAACAACACCATCGTCATCTCGGACCCGGCGCGAGGCGATCAGACCTCATGTCGGAACGTGGCCTTCAAGCGCCAGCCAACTGTCACCTACGCCAAAGATGGAGGCGTTCAGGAATGGGCCTTTGACTGCGGCCAGATCGACGTGCTGCTCGGCGACGGCACGCCGGGGACGGCGTAATGGTCGAGTTCACCATAGGGCAAGGCCAGTATCGCGCCGGCAAACTCGATGCGCGGCGGCAGTTCCACGTCGCGCGGCGCATCGCCCCGCTGGTCGGGCAACTGCAGATGCTCGCCCCGGCACTTGCGGGAAAGAATATCGAGGAAATGAGCGAGGCGGAGACCGCGCGGGCCTTCGAGCAGGCGCTGATCCCGTTCACCGAAGAACTCTCCAAGATGAGCGATGCGGATTGCGATTATGTGCTCGATGCCTGCCTCTCGGTGGTGCAGCGCCAGCAGCAAGGCGGCGGGTGGCAGGCGATCTGGAACCCGCGCGCCGGGCGGATGCAGTTCGAGGACATCAACGTCTCCGAGATGATGCAGATCGCCGGTCAGGTGATTATGGATAGCCTCGGGGGTTTTTTCGCTACGTCGCCAGCGACCGCCCAGATGTCGGCAGCCGGGCCGGGGCCGACGCTGGTGGCGTCGAATGGGTAACGCTGCCCGATGGCGAGAACTTCCTGATGCGCCCGGTGCTGCGCGGGGTGTTCCGCATGGAGAGCCTGCTCGACGGCACGCTCGATCTTGAGCACGTCGCCTTGGCGAACGACGCGCTCGACTGCCAGGACGAGAACGAACGCCGCTGGCGCGCGATGCAAGAGCGCTCCCAGGCGAGGCGGTACTGATGTCGGATACCGCTGATGGCGGCAGCACGACGACGCTGCCCGAGGTCACGGTCACCGCGCCGCGCTACAAGCCGGAGACACAGCAGCCCACGCCCCCTGCCCCGCCGCAACCGCAGCCAGCCCCCGCCGTTCCCGATGGCCTCGATAACCGGCTCTGGATGCGGGCATGGTCCCTGGTGGTGGCTAATCAAGACACGCAGGTGGACCTCTCCGATCTGCATATCATCTTCACCGTCTCGTGGAACCTGAACCAGACGACGAAGAGCCTCGAATGCCGCGTGTTCAATCTCGGCCGCGCGCTGTCGGCGAAGGTGTCGAAGGAATACACCCGGGTCACGCTGAATGCGGGCTACCGCAAGCCATCGCGGCAATACGGTCTGATCTTCGATGGGCAGGTGGCCTACTACGAATACGGCAAGGACAGCACCACCGATACCTTCCTGGCGATCTATGCCAACGGCAACGATCAGGCGATCAATCAGGCAACGCTGAACACGACGCTGCCGGCCGGCAGCACGCAGGACGATGTGGTGAAGGCCTGCACCGACAGCATGGCCGGGTACGGCGTCACACGCGGATACATCTCGCCGTTACCGCAACAGCAAAGTCCGCGTGCGCGGACGCTGTTCGGCATGACCCGCGATATTCTCCGTGACGTAGCGCAGTCGAACGGCATGACCTGCCACGTCGCCGACGGGAAGGTGAACCTCGTCAAGCAGGGCGAATATGTGCCGGGCAATCCGATCAAGCTGAACAGCAAGACCGGGATGGTCTCGATCCCACGCCAGACGATGGGGGCCGGTATCGATGTGGTCTCGCTGCTCAACCCGGCGATCAAGCCGGGGACCAAAATCACGCTGAACGAAGCCGACCTCGTGCGGGTGGAGATCAAGAACCCGCTCAATCCCAAAAGCCCGGCGGGAGGCATCCAGGGCCAGGGCACGGCACCGGTGACCTCGGATACCGGGGCGGATGGTGACTACAAGGTGGTCTCGGTGCGGCACAACGGCGATAACCGTTCGACGCCCTGGTTCACCGAAATCCAGACCGAGGCGCTGTTGCCGCAGCAGCAAGCCCCGGCGCTGCCGAAGTTCTGAGCGATGAGCGGCACCGCCACCGGCCTGCTTCAGCAATACCTGATCTCGGTCAAGTATCAGGTCGATGCGGCAAGCCAGCGCAGCTTCCTGCGCAGCATTGCCGAGAGCGGCGCGGGCATGGGCAAGCTCGCGGCGGCGGCGGGTGGCTTTGGCGTGGCACTCGTCATGCTGGCCAAGGGAATGGCCCAGGCCGGCGATCAGCTTTACTGGCTCGGCCAGAAGATGCGGATGTCGACCAACGACATCGAGGCCGCCACCTACGCGATGAGCCAGCTCGGCGTCGCCGGCCAGGACGCCAAGCAGTCTCTGGCAGGGTTCTCCGCCTTCCAGCGGCAGATGGGGCCAGCGGCAACCGCCTTCCTGCGCAATATCGGCATCACCGCAAAGGACACGATCGGTCAATTCGAGCAGCTCGGCGCGTTCTTCCGCCAGAAAGGCGGCGTTGCCGGCCAGGAAGGCACGCTCGGCTACGCGCTTGCGCTGCAATACGCCCAGATGCTGGGCATCAGCGAAGACACCATGCGGGCGCTCTCGTCCGGGCAGATGCAGGCGCGGATCAGGGAATACAACGATCTGCTGCGGCGGACCGGGACCAACACCGACGACTTCGCCAAGAAGTCGATGAACCTGATGCAGACGTTCCGGCGCTTCGGCGCGCTGTTCGACGTGCTGCGCACCCATTTCGGTCAGCAGTTCCTCGGCCGCTTCAACGAGGAAATGCAGAAATTCTACGATCGGCTGATCCGCAACCTGCCGACCATCATCCGCTGGCTCGACATGCTGGCGAACGCGCTCATCGCCGTAGTGACCGGGTTCAACCGGCTGCTCGACTTCTTCTCCAACGTGGATCCGATGGTCGCGAAGGTAGTCGCCGGCCTCTACACGCTGGTCAAGGCGGTGCAGTTCCTGTCGGTCGGGCTGCTCAAATCGCCGATGTTCTGGTTCATTGCCGGGCTGACGACGCTCTTGCTGCTGTTGGAGGATTTCCAGACCTATCAGCAAGGCGGCCAGTCGTTGATCAACTGGGGCTTCCTGACCGACTGGAAAAAGAAGATCGACGACTTCGGCAAGGACTTCCTCGGCATCAACAATCTCTTCACCGACCTGATCGCGGCACTCGCGATGCTGCCGCTCTTCATTGGACCGATCGCCAGCATCGCGAAGAACATCCTCGGCATCGGTGGCGCGGCGAAGGCCGCTACCGCTGCGCTCGGCAAGACCGGGGTGCGCGGCTTCGGACTGCTCGGTGCGCTCTCGCTGCTCACGGCGCTGGCGTTTCTGCTGAAGGGCGATACCGCACCGCTTTCGCCCGAGGATCAGAAGAAACTCGACGAGCGGAACCAAAAGGAGTGGGACGATTATCGCCGCGCGCATCCCGATCTGAACCTGCCGGAGCATCCGACCGACCAGGGTGCTGCGGATCAGATCAATCGCAGCCAGGGATATACCGGGCATTTCTGGCACGATCTCGGTGTTGGCGCCCGGCGCCTGTTTGGCATTGGCGGAGGGGATGCAGCAGCAGCGGCAGGCTCGGTGCCGCCGCAATCCGGCCCGACACCGGCCATGGCCGAGATGATGCAATACCTCATGTCGCCAGCCGGCGGCGCGTGGTCGCTCGCTCAGGCCGCCGGGATCGTCGGCAACTTGCAAGCCGAGAGCGGGCTCGATCCGAACGCGGTGGGCGACCAGGGGCGGGCCTACGGTCTCGCGCAGTGGCATCCGGATCGACAGGCGGCGTTCCAGCGCCAGTTCG